CAGCTCGTAGATTGATGAAGGATATGAGAAAAGGAAAAGAAAAACCTGCATCAGCCTATGACCCACAAATTAAGAACTTTGGAAAACAAACTGGTTCAAGTGCATACTCAAATACTGGATTAGTTTCAAAAGGTAGAAAGACAGGATCATAATAGAGCCCTCTAAATTGTTTCTATAGTGTACCTGAGTGCCTCTGTATGGCACGATAGATTGATCTATGGTACAATATAACTATATTATTGTTTTTTGATGATCGAATTAAGACCACACCAATTAGAAGCCCTTGATGCTATGAGTGACTCAGATAAAGGTCAGATCATAGTTCCCACTGGTGGTGGTAAGACTATGTGTATGATTGAAGATGTCAAGAGACAGTTCAAGAGTCCAGTTAGTAAGACTATCGTAGTTGTTGCACCTCGCATCTTACTTGCGAATCAGTTATGCTCAGAGTTCCTAGAGCAGAATCTTGATGGTAATTATAATGTCGGTGTTGATGTTATTCATGTTCATAGTGGAGAGACACACTTTTACAGTACAACTAAGTCAGATAATATCAAGCAGTGGTATCATAGTAGCACTAATCATATCATTATGTTTACTACTTATCATTCATTACATAAGATACAAGATACACTAGATGTAGAGGTAGATACAATATATTTTGATGAGTCACACAATGCAGTTCAGAAGAACTTTATTGAAGCAGTTGAGTATTATTCAATCTATGCTTCACGTTGTTACTTCTTTACAGCTACACCAAAACATTCTCTTACACCTTTCAAAGTTGGTATGAATGATGCTGATATTTTTGGTCATGTGATTTACAATGTACCTGCACCTAAGTTAGTCAAGCAAGGTTATATTTTACCACCCAAAGTTGTTATCAATAAGATTGATCTACCTGATGATGATAGATTTGCATACGAGCATGATAGAGATTGTGTATTAGAAACGATTGATGCTCAAGATGTAGATAAGATTTTGATTTGTGCAAGATCAACAAAACAGATTATCAATCTAGTTACTCATTCAACATTCGTTGTTGATCTCATATCTCGTGGTTATTCTTGGTTAATGATTACATCAAAAACTGGTGCAGTTATTGATGGCAAGAAAGTTGATAGAGAAGAGTTCTTTAATACTTTGAATAGTTGGGGTAAAGATTCCAGTAAGAGATTTGTTGTTCTACATCATAGTATATTATCTGAAGGTATCAATGTCAAAGGACTTGAAGCTGCAATGTTTCTAAGAAGTATGGACTATATCACTATTAGTCAGACTATTGGTCGAGTCATTCGCAAAGGAGACGAGAGTAAGACATTCGGTCTGTTATGTGTTCCTGTATATGATAAGGTCGGCATATCGACATCACGCAAAGTACAGGCAGTTGTTGATACTGTATTCAACAAAGGCGAACCAGCTATTTCAATCGTAAACAATTAATTAAATGAATTTATTAGTTGCTGGTCGAGTCGCTGGTTCTTGCTTGATTATTGCCGCATATTTTGTTATACTACATATATCAACATTCTATGGTGCAATTATTCACGTTATTGCTGATGTTATTTGTATGCCCTTTTACATCAAACATAAACAATATGATGTTGTAATTATGTTATGTTTTCTAGCGACAATAGCAATTAGTAAAATTACTATCTTATTACAATGAAAGACCAAGCCTCAGTTGGGGAAGAAACACCAGCTATCAAATATGATAGAGCATTATCTCTATTCACAGAGTCAGTTATGAAACCAGACCACGATTTGCGTGGTTGTGCTCATAATCAAGGTTGTTATGAACAACTTATGGAAATAAGACAACACGTTTTAGATTATCTTAAAACTTTAAAAGAAGTTACACATCATACAAATGCTGATGAGAGTGATGAGTTAGAAACACAAAAATTAATTGAAACTAAAAGAGTATATACTGAGAAGGAATACTGGGAAGGCAAAGTGCCTGATGATCAATTTGAATCATACCTAAACAAGTATGGTTATGAGTACACACCTATACCAGAAAAGAAAGTGTCACAAAGGGCTCGCCATTCTGACTTAGATGCTCTATAATGAAGGATAGGGAAACAAATCCATCTGACAGCACCGATACTTTGTAACGGCTGCAGTAACTGGATTTTGTTTCTCGCACCCTATTATACATAATCATGGACAAAGCCAAAGAAGAGTGTATTACTCAAATTGAGAACCACTACTGTCAGAGATTAACTGAATTAGTAGATTTAAAAATGTTTGATGAAGCACACGCTATCTTTGAGGAATTTTCACTTGGCGATGATGAATCATATCAATGGTTCTTTATCCAACTTTTAGAAGATACAACAAACGAATGAAAACTGCATTGATTACTGGTGGTGCTGGATTTATAGCACACCACTTGATTGCCCGTATTCTAACTCAAACAGATTGGAATATAGTTACACTTGATAGACTTGATTATAGTGGCAATCTCAATCGTCTCAATGATATATTACAATATGAATGTACACCTAACGAGAGAAAAAGAGTTAAGGTAGTTTGGCATGATTTGAAGGCAGAATTAAATCCACTCGTAAGACGAGAGATTGGCAAGGTAGATTATATTCTACACCTCGCTGCTGGCTCTCATGTTGATAGAAGTATTGATTATCCAATGGAATTTGTGATGGATAATGTAGTGGGTACTTGTAATATATTAGAGTTTGCTAAGTCACTTGATAATTTAGAGAGATTCCTATATTTTAGTACTGATGAGGTATTTGGGCCAGCTCCTGACGGCATCAAGTATCAAGAGAATGATAGATATAATTCTACAAATCCATATAGTGCTACTAAGGCAGGCGGAGAAGAGTTGGCAGTTGCCTACGAGAATACATATCAACTACCAGTTTATATAACTCATACTATGAATGTATTTGGCGAGAGACAACACCCTGAGAAGTTTATACCTATGTGTATTCGTAAGATACGAGATAATGAGAAGGTCACTATCCATAGTGACAAAACTAGAACTACGCCTGGCTCGAGACACTATATACACGCTGATGATGTTGCAAGTGCTGTATTGTTTCTACTCAACTATGATGGTAAATTTAACCCTACATGGGGCAATGCAAAATGCCCTAAGTTTAATGTTGTAGGTGCTGAAGAGTTAGATAATTTAAAACTAGCAGAGATAATTGCAAAGGCACAAGATAAGAAATTGAATTACGAGTTAGTTGACTTTCATTCATCAAGGCCAGGCCATGACTTACGTTATGCACTTGATGGCAACAAGATGAGAGAGTTAGGGTGGGCGCCAGATACTACAGTTGTTGAGCGCTTACGAGACGTGACAACGTGGACATTACAAAATGACCGCTGGTTATAATCCACAAGTCAACGACTATGTAGTATGGACTACGGAATTAGGACAAGTCCATAAAGGTTGGGTATATTTTGTTGCCAGTGAAGCAGAACATAAAAAAGGTTGGCGAGCGCCTACGAGATATATTTCTATCGAGATTGCTACCAAACCTAGAAAGCAATGTGACTTGACTACATTTCTACATAAGCGTATTCATGTATGCCTATGCTGTTTCGAGCAAAATTGGAATGAATTAGAATTAATCAAAAAAAGAAAAAGTAAATATGATGACACTATAATATGGGAAGCGAACACGGCAACGTAGTAATGTGACAGTTTAATTAGTGTCTATCTTTTATTGATTTGTTGCCTTAATCAATTAATATAGAGTCATAAATCAATGGAGCAAATTTATGGCATTATGCGATAATTGTGGAAACTATGATGAATCCTATAAAGAGGATTTAGATTATACCACAGACTCTCACTTAGAGGCACAAGACTACCAACCAGATTTATATTACTATTGGGATAGTCCAATAGAAGAGGATTACGATTGGCGTGATGCTCTACCGAATGCTGATTGTTTATGTGAGATTTGTTTTGATATACTCAATTCAGAGAAAAAAATTAAATGGGTGTGCCAATAATATTAGTGTCACATCAAAGGTAGATTTCTCAACTCTACCGATTATAATTAATATTGTAAGGGGTCAATCGGAGTCATAGGTAATGCTTCTCACGACACCTGACCCCCTTACACAAAACTTTATTTCTTTTTTATTATGCCACTCTACACTTCTTATTCTGAAGAGACACAAACTCAAATCGAAGAGTTCCTAGAGAATACATTCGGTTGGGACGAAGATGAACTCGTTGCTTTTGTTGAAAGATTCGGCGAAACATATTTTTTAACTTATTTTGAAGAGTATGCCGATATGGTAGATGATATGGGTAATGCTGTAGTAGAAGCATTTCTAGAGAATTTTGATATTGATTGTATCTCAAGTTGCCGTGATGCCTATATGGGTTGTTATGAAAGTGGCGCTGAGTTTGCCCAACAAATAGCAGAGGATTGCGGCGATGTTCCTAGAAATATGTCAAGTTGGATAGAGATAGATTGGAAAGCAAGTTGGGATAACCTAGACTATGATTATGTAGAGTCTACTGACGGGCATATCTTTAGTCAAAACTTTTAAACCACTTTAAAAAGTGGCACACTATCGGTGGATTTCTCATATCCACCGATTATAATTAAGTACATAAGGGGCATTTATCAAGAGAACCATTATTGGTATTCCTTAAACAGATGTAAGTCCCCATTTATTTTTCTTTTTTATTATGAACTTAGGTCAATCATCTACCAAACTCAACGATATGTTAACAGAATTTGTTGATTATGTTTATTCATTCTATGGCGACAAAAAAGAGGCATTATATCCTTTATTCAATGTCGATACAGACAAACAAGTTGATAAAGTAGACATACTCGGTGCTGTTTATGATTATCTACATGAGATAACTAGACGTAATGATGAGTATTTTACTTGGGGCGATGGCGACTCACTCGATAGAGAGAGAGTGAGAGACATACTTGTTATCAAGTATGGTTATGACAAAACATTTTACGGCGGTTCAGTTCTATGGGAGGATTTCGCAAATGAAAACTAAATTATCACAAGCGGAGAGAACTAGAGTTATTATTGACGTATCATCAAGTCAATATCAACATCTATACAACATCATGTGTTCTCAAGAAGAGATAATTGATTATCTTAATGAGAGTGACGATTTTGATGTTCAAACATTTGACAATTTATTTGATGCTATTTGTAACGCAAAGGAGACTTATTTGCCATGAAAACAATTACATTAACTGATGAACAATTTGATACTCTATTTGAGTATCTTGATAACAAAGTAGAATCTATTGTTGAAAAATCTATTGACTATCAAGATAGTGAGATATTAGAAGAGTGGGAAGATTTATTTGATGTTCATACAATACTAGGAGAAACAAAACAAGAATATGAAAGAAAATTACAAATAGCACAGGCAAAACAACCAAAGGCAGAGTGGTAACTATGAAAAAATTTATCTTTGAAGAGAAATTCATTTCTTATGCTAATGTTGAAATCTATGCTGAGAATGAAGAAGATGCTCGCCTACAGTTTCAAAATGGAAACTATCAGTATTATGATATATCAGATTTTACTGATGGGCATGAACTAATTGGAGTTACGGAGGAAGTTTGTGACAGTTAAATTAGTGTCACATCTGCTGGTTGTTTTATTGCCCCTAGTGACTACAATAGTAGTATAACAAACGAATTACATTATGATCAAACTTGGTTCTAACGTCAAATCAAAAATACATGATGATCTAACTGGTCATGTTGTAGTTTATCAACCACTAAACAACTATGCTGTTGTTATGACAGACATCATTGAGTATGAAATGATGACAGTTGAATGTTACCTATCTGATTTGGAGGCAGTGTAATGACATTATCAATCAAAGACTATGACAAAGTTGTAAGAAAATTTGTTGATGATTATGTTAACAATCTTACGCCAGATCAATTAAGAGAAATTGTACACGAGCAATCACACATTGATTTTGAAAACATACGTCAAGATACTGGACAAAATTCAGTATGGGAAGAAATGGCGAGTTGGGATAGTGAGTTATTTGAAAGTATCTCAAAAGAATTTGATTTAGAGGAGCAGAGTGATGACTACTAAAGAAAAAATCAAAGAGTATGTTGATGACCACTTTAATTGCTTTGGATTTTTCCCTTGTGATGTAGAGGTAGATGACAAAGTATATCTTTATGAAGAATACATGAAAATTATTTTCCCAGAGGTAAAAATCTAATGAATTTTAGTTTAGAACAAAACGTGGATATTCTCAGCGCCTATCATGTTGAGAGATTTACACACTTGAGAGATAATGAACAGTATCAAGATGCTGATGCCATTGCTCAAGAATACATTTGTAATGGCGAAGTTGAAAACGATAATTATCAATGGTTATATGTAAACTATCAATTTGAGGAGGCAAACTAATGAGAAAAGGAATGTCAACTGGCAAAATGGAAGAAGAAACTAGAGAACTTCTTGATTATTATAATGAATTATATAATTGGGAATATAATGATATGGTAGATTATATAATTGAACATGGCGAGAAAAAATTTAGAGATTACTATTTCACATTTTATTCGGAGACTCACTAATGAATACTTATACATCGCCCTATGAAATAGGAATTGGCGATAATGTTAATTACAATTTTATGAATTATCAAGTACTTATTAATTATATTAAAGGCGAAACTGATGCTAAAGGTTATACGCCAGAATCAAATCGTACAATATTAATTGATGATAATGACAATCGAATTATATGTGATGATTTTACAAAACTAAGAATTAATGAGGTAATCTAATGTATCAATCGCCATTCTCACCTAACGAGATTAAATATTTTATGAATCTCATGCAAAATGATAATACTGAAGGCAAGGGAGCAACGTATGCTAAACTTGAGATATTGTATGCTCAGAATGTAACTAAGAAACAAGTGAAGAATATAAAAGGTAGTTTGTTATAACTGTAACACAAAAGTAACAAATACCTAAATATTTTGTACGAGATATGTCAATCATTGACATTTATTCAAAATATTTGTATAATGTATTGTAACCGCCCTTACGAGATTTTTGCCATGTCATCGCCAAACTACGTCACAAAAAAGAAATATAGCGTCACGCTGGATTTTGACGTGTACGAGGATTTTAATCCTTACGAGATCAACTGGAATAAATTATTCCAGATCGAGGGGCAAGAACATTTAGATGTAAATATAAAAAATTTAGATGTAGAGCAAGATATAAACTGGTAACATAATATACAATAACATTATATTAATATTATTGTAAGATAATTGTAATAAATTGAAATAAATTAAGAAATATTTTTGATTCTGCTTTCATTATATCAAATATAGAAATTATTGTTGTATCAACCGATACAAAATAAGAAATTAATTTAAAATATATTCATTTCAACATATTTGGTAGATTTTACCTAATATCGTGTATAATGGATATATAACAAACATTATTCGATTTTTTATTATGTTAATTGATTTTACTGAATTTGAATTAGAAACAATTAGTGCTGCTATGGAAGATTATATTAATTATGATGATGAATTATTAGAAGAAGATGAATTAATAGGGGGATTAAGTGTAGCAAATAGGGTGGAATCTATACAAGATAAAATATATAAAGTATTAGTTAAATCAACAAATAATGGAGAAAAATAATCATGTCATCATTACATCATGAAAATATTTTGGAAGATTGTTTTGAAATTGCAATGGAATCTTTCAGAATTAATAATCAATTAACTCATAAACAATTAGACGAGTTGATAACAATTAGTAAGGGAACTTATGACGCTATTTGTAGCAATGCTTACAAAATATTTCAAGATCGTTGTATATAATTAATTAAAATTTACTTCACTAATTAACATTTATTCTCTTTATTATTATGACAACTTTAAAACTAACTTCCGAAC